GGGTAATCGGAGGAACCCGCCGGAAATGATATCTGGCTCCTCATGCCGGACTCGAACTAAGCCCCTTCGGTTAACAGCGTGCCACCGCGAATAGGGCGAGTCTATTCAAGTTGCAGATTCGATCAGAACACCGGCGACCCACGGACGCCCGTCGCCTGCTTGATCATCCTCGATCTATTCATTACTCGGTTGCGGGGTGGCTCTGCTGCGAATTGGCACGACCGAAGCCCTCGCGCCTGGCAGAGATACAGTGCGTCCCCCCGCAGTTGGTAGAGTCAGCTTGTGCTCCCTTGGTCCGAGCCTAACTGACACTGAGATCGGCTCTTGGTCAGCAGCGGAAGAGCGGATCGGGAAGGGCACAACTTTCGAGTCTTTAGGCACGGAGTCATACATACCTCCGTTTGCGGACAAAACCAAGTTGAGGTCGGGCATCAACGGAGGTCAGACGCTTCCAACAGCCATGGTTGTCTGCAAGAAGTCCGCGGAACGTACCAACACGGCAGTGCAGTCAAGACTGCGAGGATGTCTGCGATTACGACACAACCGTCGTAACAAACCAATTCGGGCCATGCATTGCTGCGGCATTCTTCGCGTGCAGTCATTTCCCCGTCACATTCTTCGGTTGCTGCCACAATTCTGCTGATCAGAGAGATGAGCACGAGGAGCAGGACTCGTTTTGTATGCGTCTTCAAACATTCGGCTAAGCGCCGGTTGGCTGGTCGTCGTTCGTGTCTCATCACTTTGCGCTAGGGGAGCCAAGCGACGCCGCCCCGCAAACGCGGCTGGATTGGCGGCGCCGGTCGTTCAGTGATTTACGCACGAATACTGTAGGTGCGCACGCCACCTTCTTGTTTCTCCGTATGAACGTGCAGCCCCATCTTCCTTCTCAATTCGCCGCTCAGGAAGCCGCGAACCGAATGAGCTTGCCAGTCCGTCGCTTTCATCAACTGTTCCAAAGAAGCACCGGTAGGCCGCTTCAGCATGGCCAGGATCTTAGCCTTCTTGGAGCCATTCCGTGCTCCTACGGCTTTCTTGGCTCGCCGCGGCGCGGCCTTTTTGGGTGGCTTGGCCTTCGATCGTTTCTCTGCCTTGCGCTTTTTCATAGCAGGATGAGTCGGCGTAACCTCTGGTGTCGCCGCTGTGACATTCATTGTTCGATCAGATTGGTCCATGATTTCTCCTTTGGGCAGTCAACATGAGTCCGCCCGTCACATTGGTCGCTCCGTCGCCCCAGAAATGCAAGTCCAATCTACAAATGAAGGCAGGGTCTTCGCATCACGAGCCCAGCAATTCGGCGAACATCGCAATTTGGCAATCCCAACGCACCTGGCTTGCGATCTTGCGCAACGCGCGCTCGCCGACTAGCCCGGCCTCTTCCGGGCTTTGGAAAAGGATGCGCTCCTGGATGGTAGGGGCCAGTTGTGTCAGCAACACGATCTGATGAATGCGAGCGGTCGAAACTCGTGTCAGCCGTGCGATCTCAACAAAGTCCTTTACTTTCCCAGTCCGCACCAAGCCTTCCAGCTTGTGCGCCAGCGCCACAATGCGTGCCAGCCTTGGCGGGCGCGTCACAGCTTCTGAAACTGGCTGCATCCGACCGCGCTGCTGCGGGATGTGATATTCGAAGGGTGTTTCAGGCGAGTGGCGGAGCGTCACCGCAACCGTGCTGCTGCCCCCTTCGTACTGAATTTGGCTGATCAAAATGGGGAGCAGCCGCCCCAGCGCTGTAGAATCAGCCTGCAGCATCGCCCGCCAATCCGCATCCGAGACTTGGATCTGCTGGCGCACTTCAGCTCTGTCAAGCCGTACGCGCAGTTCTTTGGCGAGGGAATACTCCAATAGATTGGCCGAAACGGACTTCGTGGGACATGATCTCCGACCGTGCTTTCGCGCCGTCTGACAGACATAGTAGCGATAGTGCCGCGCTTTCCCTTTGCCGGAATAGGTGGCGACCATCGGCTGCTGGCAATGTTTGCAGACCAGGAGTCCGCTCAGAGCCCCTCTCATCCGCTCGTAGGTGCGGCGGGGTTCGCTTGGGGTGCGCGTCGGCGGCAGCGCCGCATTGACCTCTTCCCAGAGGCGGGCATCGACGATGGCAGAATGCTCACCGTCATAAACGAGACCCCGGTAGCGCACCTGACCCTTGTAGGTGGGATTCGTGAGCAGTTGACGTAGGGAGATCCTGCTGAACGCCTTGCCCGCATGACGGATGCCACGACGCGATCTCCAGCTCTTGTTCACCCATCCGCGCTTTCCTAATTCCGTAATGACGTCGTCCAAGCAATGTCTCTGCCGGTACAAGTCGAAGATCTCGCGAACCCGGACTGCCTCGTGTTCATTGACCACCAGACGCCCGCCGCCCGGTGCGACATCGTAGCCCAGCATAGGTGTACCGCCCACCCACTTGCCCTTGCGTCGCGCCGCCCCCATCTTGTCGCGCGTTCGCTCCCCAATCAACTCGCGTTCGAACTGGGCAAATGACAGCAGAATGTTTAGCGTCAGTCGGCCCAGCGAAGTCGTCGTATTGAACTGCTGCGTGACCGAAACGAAGCTGATCTCACGCTGCTCAAACCGTTCCATCAGCCGCGCGAAGTCAAATAGTGACCGGCTCAAACGGTCCACTTTGTAGACCACCACACAATCGATCTGGCCTGCTTCGATGTGCTGCAGCAGCCGCTGCAGTGCCGGCCGCTCCAGACTCGCGCCACTGAAGCCCCCATCATCGAAGGCCGTTTCAACCACCGTCCACCCCAGATGCTTCTGGCTTCGAATATAGGCCTCGGCGGACTCGCGCTGCGCCTGCAGAGAGTTGAAGTCCTGTTCTAGCCCCTCTTCAGTAGACTTCCGTGTGTAAATTGCACAGCGCACCGCGCGAGGGGCTTCCGACGTCATGGCGGAAAAGAGCGGTTTATCCATCGCGGCGTCCCGTTAAGCCGAAGAACAGCAGGCCGTTCCAGTTGGTCCCGGTGACGGCGCGTGCCACGGCGCTGAGCGAGGCATACTGGCGCGCTTGATACTCGAAGCCTCGGTCCAGTACTCTCACCTCAATGTCTTGGCTGCGATATCTCCGCCTCAAGATCGTCCCTGGTGCAGGCAAACGCTGGTCGCGCCCCATCGTAGGCTTAGGCCGCACCGTGTCGCGCGAGGGCTGCGGCCAGGTCCAGAAACCCTGTGGGATTCCGGATCGAATGTCGGCATCGTCTGCGATCTCAGCGGCGCGTCGTAAAGCGATCTCACTCAGCCCACCTTCTGCTTGCGCCTGTATCTGCCAGGCAATCCGCCGAAACAGGTATTGCTTATGCGAGGACTTCGCCGGCTCGCCACAGATTTCGGCATATGCCTGACGTAATTCCGGCACCGTCAGCCGGCGCATTTTCTCGATCTTCCGGACCACAGATCCGTCCATGTTTTCCTCCCCTCGAGCGAGCTATTAACCACAGCTCCATGGACGCTCTCTGGGCGCCGGAATGCAAGTCGAACCCGAGGCTTTCCGGCCCGCCCCATTTCCCAATCTTGGGATCGACGTCAAAAGAGGCGTTCGGATCGAAAGCCAGCCGTAGATCGCATCGGGAACCGCTGCGCGATCATGTAGCCCAGTGCATCGCTGGTGTGAGTGCGCGCCGGGTTGGATTTATCGACATCGTTTAGAGCATTCCCGTTCGCATCTACCTTCCACTGCACCCGCTCCAAATCCAGAATCAGTTGCTTGCATTTGGGATCGATGCGCAATCGGGTCTGGCCGGCTTGATTGAGCAACCTGGCATTGACGCAGTTAACTCGATCGCGGATCGCCGGATTCGAGGAACCCATGTGGAAGCTCGGCCGGTACGAATGTGTGTTTCGGCTAAAAAACGAGCGCACCAGCTGCCAGTCAGTTTGTGAGGCCGAACTGCGTCGTGCCTCTCCCGTTGCATCCCCGTAAACATCAATCGCCGTCGGCAAGTAGGATCGACTCGACAAAGGAATCGTCCTTGCATGGAACTCCTCACAAGCCGCGTTGGTATTGGAATTGGGAAGAGTGATTTCGTCCAGCACCGTCACCATTTCTCCGTCCTGCTGTCCCATTACCGAACACATTGGATTAATGTTGAAGTCCAGCGACCAGAACAAAGGCAGAGTGGGGTCATAGTCCACCGGGCCTACGTGCCGCGTGCGATCAAACGGGTAGTACACGAGGCCACTGGCGACGTTCTCGAAGCAGGCCTGGAACTCCTGCCGGAACGTCCGCGCATCCAACTCTCGGGTGGCGCTCTCCAACTCCTTCACCGAAACATTGCCGCCTTCCTCTGTCGTGAACTGGAATGTACACCAGTCGGGGCGGCCCTGCACCTCGTGATACAGGTCATAGAAGTGGTTGAAGCCCCGCGGGGTACCGATAAAGAGGGCTCGGCCTTCCCGGTCGGTTAAGGCCGGCCGCAGAACTTCGGTCCAGGCTGCGGGAGCAATGGAGGCATATTCATCCAGGACCAGAAAGTCCAGGCCGTCGCCGCGCAGCGAATCGTAGTTATCCGCCCCGCGCAGACAGATGGTTCCACCCGAGGTCAGATCGATCCGAAGATCGGTCTCATTGGGTTTGGAAGCCCAATAAGGCCGCGTTATGTCCCGCAAAGGCTTCCAGGCGATCCGCTTGGCTTGTTTATAAGTCGGTGCTACGTACCAACTCAGCCGGCCTGCCGCCCACGCAGACCGGCACAGCTCCACCAAAGCCAGGTACGTCTTTCCGAATCGTCTTCCGGCCACCAGCACGCGAAATCGGGAGTCACTATTGAAGACCTCCCATTGGGGCGCCTTGAGGTGGATCATGGCCGTACCTCCTCTTTCGCCACGACGAACGGAGGCGGTACCGCCGGCGTCGGATCAGGCGCATTCCGCTCTCGCCATCCTGCGCGGCACTTCAGCCAAAACATGGTCGCCACAGGATGCTGCCCCGAAGTGGCCATTTGATAGAGACTTTTGACGACGTTTGTATTGGCATCCAATGCACCACGATCCAATTCGTCGCGAAAGTGTTTGCGGAGCGTCTTGACGGACCGGATTCCGATCCGCTTTGCAATCTGCTCCTGGGCCACACCAAACGCCGCGAGCGATTTCACAAGTTGACGCTGCTCATCTGTTGGTTGGATTCTGGGCCGCGGCATGTGAGTCCTACCCCCCGATTCTGCTGCCCTGCGCAGCAACCTCATCGAAGCTGCGACCATCACCGGCGAGAACCGCTCTCTGCCCCGTGAGGTGTTGCCACCGCTTGACCGCGACATCCACATACCGCGGCTCGATGTCCAACCCATAACAGATCCGGTCCGTGCAAGAGGCCGCTACGAGAGTGGTTCCCGAACCAAGGAACGGATCGTAGATGGTGTCACCTGGCTGCGTGTTGTTCAGGATTGGTCGGCGCATGATCTCTACAGGCTTTTGCGTTCCGTGTCCAGTGGCTTCCTCCTGCCGAGATCCGCCAAACGGGTTGAGGTTGGCAACCTGCCACACGGTCGACTGCGTTCGATCTCCACACCAGTTGGAGCGCTTACCTTCTCGCACTGCATACCAGCATGGTTCATGCTGCCAGTGATAGTCGCCCCGCCCTAATGCAAAATGCTGCTTAGCCCAAATGATCTGGGCCCGTATTCGCAAGCCTACGGCCTCCAGACCGGCGGCTACCTCCGCGGCATGTACGCCGGCATGCCAGACATACGCGACATCGCCGCTAAACAGACCATAAGCGGCCGTCCAATCCGCACGGTGGTCATTCGGCACTTTGCCGGTCTGGCGCTGGCGTCCGAGGCCTGCACATTCACGCCAGCGCGGGTCATAGTCGACTCCATACGGTGGGTCGGTCAACATCAACATCGGAAGGGAGCCATCCAACAACCGCTTAACATCAGAGTCCGAAGTCGCATCGCCGCACAGAACGCGGTGCGCTCCGCACAGCCACAAATCACCGTGCTTGCTGACAGCCTCAAGGGAAATCTCGGGAACATCTTCCTCCGCCGCATCAGCTCTGTCAGTGAACAAGAAATCACTCACTTCAGCGGTGTCGAAGCCGGTCAGACTAAGATCGAAATCCAATCCCTTGAGCTCCTGGATCTCGATTGCCACCAGTTCCATGTCCCAGTCCGCCCAGGTGACTGAGCGGTTCACCATCAGCCGAAAAGCCTTTACCTGGGCTTCACTCCACTCGTCACACGGGATCACAGGGACTTCCGTCATCCCAAGCTTCTGGGCTGCCTTCAGCCGCAAATGGCCGTCGACTACCTCACCGCTGCTGCGCGCAAGGACCGGGATCTTGAACCCGAATTCCTGAATCGATGCCGTCATTCTGCCGATGGCGCTGTCGTTTTTCCGCGGATTGCGGTGGTACGGAAGAAGACGCCCAAGTGGCCAGACCTCAAACTCTCTCCTCAGCTTGGCGTCCTGCCACGGCGCGTGACTCTCGTTTGCTTCTTGTTGTTGCTCGCCTGCTTCAATGGTTCTCATATCCACACAGGGCGAATTTTCGGCCAAAATAGCGACTTTTCGGCGAACACTCTTCTATGTGCTTGAAACCACAGCAGAAAGATCTTGGAAGAAAAATGTCGAGAACCGGCGAAAATTCCGCTTAGCGCTCGTAAGAAGGACCGGTATGGATTTTAAACCGGGCACGGAATCCACCACCTTTGACAAACGGCAGGGGATCGCTCGAGAGTTCAAAGTAACACCGCAGAGACTTTCGAATTCCTTGTATTCTCTTTTCGACTTTCTCCCAGGTCCGGTCCTTTTCCGCAACTTTGATGGTGCCGCCCTGCTCTGCCAAAAGCCGGAGCGTGATCCAGGCGAGGTTTGGTTTGCCGCTCCTGCGATCTTTAAAGCCCATTTCGGAATAGTTGCAGGTTTCGAGTCGCTGACCGATCCGGATCTGGACGCGTTCATCGCTAAGGAATTCGATTTCGATGTCCTGCCAATCTGTAGCGCCTGACTGAGTTGTGGGGTAATGGTGACTGCCCGTACACTCCGTCCCACGAGCGGCCGCTAGACGCTGGTAGCCCTTATAAATCCACTGTTGCTTCCTCGCGCGGATTGAATCGAGATCCGCGTGCGCTTGCCCGCTGGCCGGCCGCGTTACTTCTGGTGGGTATCCGGTAAATTCCTCCCATGCCGCCGACTCCAGCCAGCCAAGCGTAGTTATGAATGCGTTTTGGCGGGCCACATCCGTGACCAGCTCAAGGAACGTTTGCGCTCGAATATCATATCGCTCCAGTATGCATTTCAGTCTCGCAGGGTGACCTCGCACCGAGGCCTCGCCGATCAGATTCTTCTCCGTCTCCTTTAGGCGATCAAGCATCGCTAGCTCGAGACGCGGGAAGGCCGGATGGGATTCCAGAAGCAGGAGGGCTTCACTCACCTCCTTATGCCGGGCTTCCAATACATCACTGATTCGCAAAGAGACTCCACAGCGTTGTGCCCATGACGAGGTCCAACGAAATTGACCATGTTGGCGGTCGCTTCTGAAATTCGCTTGCCCTACTCTCAGCTTAGAACATTCCCCGGCACAAATGATTGGCGATCAGGCCGCCCATCCGACCAAGTACAGCGGGGCGCAATCACGAACGCGCGTAACACAGCCACTGGAGAGTGGCAGAAAATGGCTAATTCTAATCACCTTCCGTGCCAAGCCGACGTCCTTGCTGCTCCCTTGGCGGCTCTTTGCTGCTCCTTTGCCGCCGTTTATTCGCGCCCAGGAAGGGGGCCGTAGAGAAGTCCGCGACGCGGTCCAAATGATGCTATAAACCTGTACAGGCAGGGCGATTGGAGAAGGTACGGTGCGGCGAGCGGCGGGCTCACAACCCCGCAAAACGGGCCGGTTTTTACCCTCTTCCCGTCTTATTTTATAGAGAGGGTAAAAACTCTCACGAGACTGCGCTGTGTGTCTTCGGCTGGGGAGCCAAAATTCAAGTCCTTCCTTTTCAACGATCCCCTGCTGAACACGCCGTGTACGACAACGCCGCCAGGCTGTGGCCGCCGATTA